TGTGGTTTGACGAAAAGTGCGGGCCGGGGATCGACGCGATTGGCTGGTATCACCCAAAGATTGACGAAGCGCGTGGCATCGACTTGGGGCCGGAACACGATTGGGCCAGTCACAGCGCGGATGCGTTCGGGCTTGCCGCCGTGGCCTATGAGCCGCCAACACAGACAAAGCGCGCATCGTTTGTGCCGCGAAAGGTAGTAGCCTGATATGGATACAGACAATCCAATCCTGATCGTTAGCCGCATGGTGGATCGGGCCGAGGAATACCTTGACGAACAGTCAAAGCAGCGGGAGCAGGCGCTTGAGTATTACGAGGGCAAGCCGTCCTGCATTGACTATAACGAAGGCCGCAGTTTTAGCGTAAGCAAGGATTTGCGCGCCACGGTTAAAAAGCTAATGCCGTCCGTAATGCGGATGATGTTTGGCAGTGAGAAGGCCGTGCAATGCGAGCCTGTTGGGCCAGAGGACGAAGAAAGCGCGCAGCAGGCGTCCGATTACGTCAACCATATCGTGATGCGGGAAACGCAGACGCGCCGCGCCATTGAAAGCGCCATTTTCGACGCGATTGTTCTCAAGACGGGCATTTTGGAATGGTGCGCGACGGAAAAAACAAAGGTTGTCGTTACAGAGCATAAAAACCTATCAGACGAGGCCGTTCTTGGCTTGTTCGATGACGAAAACAACGAGGTTTTCGATTACACCAAAGAGCCGGAAACAGACCCGGCAATCTTGGCGATTGATCCAAACGCGATGCGCCACAGCTTCAAAATCCGCCGTCGTGAAAAGTCGGTTGTGTGCGAACTGAAAGCGGTTCCGCGCGGATCGTTCCTGATTTCGCCAAATGCGCGGTCAATTGAAGATGCGCCGCTTGTCGGCAAAAAGATGGAGGCCGGCCGTTCCGATCTGGTCGCAGAGGGCTATGACAAAGAACAGGTTTACCGGCTTGCTTGTGTCGATGGCCGCGACGATGATGATGATTTCGAGCGATACGGGGATGACTGGACAGATTTGGACCAAGGCGCGTCTAAAGCTGGCGAAGATGTGGAATATTACGAGGTTTATGCGCGCCTTGATTACGATGGTGACGGCATCGCGGAACTGTATCGCGTTGTTTACGGGCTGGCCGACAGGGATGGCGGCGGCGATGAAATCAATGGGACAGACAAGTATATCGTGCTTGCGTCTGAGCCTTGCGACGAAGCGCCCTTTGCCGACATCGCAGTTGAATACAGTGCGCACCAATTTGAAGGCCACAGCGTATTCGAGGACATAGAGGACATTCAGCGCATCAAGACGGTGCTGTTGCGTGCAACGCTGGACAATCTGAATTGGCAGAACAACGCACAGCGGGCGGTTGTGCTGGACGCAGTTGAAAACCCGGAAGCGGTGCAAAACCCGCAATTCGGGCAAGACATCTTTTTGAAGCGGGGAAACACTGCGCGAGATGCGATTGCGCCGGTGCAGGTGCCGTTCTTTGCGGCTAACAGCTTTGAAATGATGCAATACATGGATGACGTGCGCGAGGACCGCACGGGCATCAATGACGCAAGCGGGGGCGTTGACTTCGACAACATCGCCAACACCAGCGCCACGGCTGCACAGATTGCCACAGAGGCCGGTGTAGCGCAGGCCGACATGATCGTGCGCAACCTTGCTCATGGCATTGGCAGGGCGTTCAAGGGGCTTCTAAAGCTGATCGTCAGCCATCACGACAAATCGCGCATTGTGCGGTTGCGTGGGCAGTGGGTGGAATACCGCCCAGACAGTTGGAACGCGGACATGGATTGCGTGGTCAACACCGGGCTTGGTGGCGGCACACGCGAACGCGACATGCAGATGCTGAATATTATCATGGGGCTACAGCGTGAGATTGTCAGCACAATGGGGCTGAACAATCCGTTGGTTAAGCCGGATCAGATATACGCGACGCTGGAGAAAATCACCGAGACGGCAGGTTTCACGTCTGCCGAGCCGTTCTTTACCAAGCCCGACCCGCAAGAGGTTGCGGCGAAGGTTCAGGAGATGAGCGGGCAAGACCCGCAAGCGGGACAGGCTGACCAAGCGAAAATGCAAATGGAACAAGCCAAGGTCCAGATGCAAAGGCAAAAGGCGCAGGCAGATGTGCAGCTTGCACAGCAAAAGGCGCAGGCTGAAATGCAATTGGCGCGTGAAAAGATGCAGGCTGAAATCCAGCTTTCCCGCGAAAAGATGCAGGCTGAGTTGCAAATGGCGCGTGAGCGGATGCGGGCCGAAGCTGCGTTCGGGCAGTCCATGCCGCGCGGCACGACAAGCCCGATAAGAATGGGCGGTCAAGTTGGCTGATTGGGAAGTCGAGCCAAGCGGCCATGCAGAGCATTTGCTTAACGATGAAATGCTGAATGAGATTTTCGACGCGCTTGAAAAGAGCGCGGTCGAGACTGTCTTGGCCGCAGGGCCGGGGGATGATGACAAGCGGCGCTTTCACAGCATGGAAGTGAACGCAATTAGATCAGTGCGCGCGCAGCTTGCCGCAAGGGCTGCTGGCAAAGCCAAGCGCAAGCGCACCGATCCGGCGGCATAAGCCACCGGCAACACCAGCACATTGCTGAGATGAAGGACGGAAACCGAATGGTTGACGAACAGACAGATATTGCCACCGATTACGACTATTACGACCCAGACGAGGAACCGGAAACGGACAGCCTTGAAACGGAAGTACGGCCGACCGAGGGCGATACGGATGAAGAACCTACCGACGAGGTAGAGGCGGAACAGGAAGCGGACGAGGATAATCCCGACGAGGAACCCGAGGCCGAAGAAGACCCTGTTATTGATCTTGGCGACGAACAAATTCCCCTTTCTCAGTTGAAAGAGGAACGGATGCGCCAGCAGGATTATTCCCGCAAAACGGCTGAAGTCGCAGAGGTGCGCAGGATTGTTCAACAACGTGAACAATTCTATGCGCAGCAATCGGCTCAGCTTAATTCATTGCTGCAAGAAACGGTGCAATTTTTGCAGGGCGTAATCCCTGATGAACCGCCGTTGAGTCTGGCACAAAGCAATCCCTCCGAATACCAGTACCAGAAGGAACTGCGCGCTCGTGCGATGCAAGAGGTTAACCAGCTGGTTCAAAAGAGCCAAAAGGTAAACGAAAGCAAGCAAGAGGCGCAGAAGTTCAACAATTCGCAAACCATTAACCAGCACGTCGCTGGTTTGGAGCGTCGTTTTCCGCATTTGAAGGGAAACCAGGAAAAGCTGGTCAACTTCGTGAAGGAAACTCGCGCCAAGGGTGTGAATGAGTTTGGATTTACCGAACAGGAAGTTGCGAACGTGACTGACGACCGGATGCTTGAGGTGATGCACTACGCATCCCTTGGGAAAAAGGCGGAACACAATCGCAACAATGCCAAGCGGCGTCTTTCACAGCCCCAAAAGGGCCAAGGGCGGCCGGCTGGAACGAGTAAGCAGGGGAATAGCAACCGCAAGGCCATGCAGCGTCTATCGCAAACTGGTTCGCTTCGAGACGCACTGAATATCGATTTCGAGTGAGCCTAACACCATGAGGTGATAAAATGGCTGTTGTAACCAACACCTTCGTCACGTCCAGTTCGAACACAAACCGCGAAGAACTGGCGGACGTTGTATCCCGGATCACACCGGAAGATACACCGATATATTCGATGCACGAAAAGGTCAAATTCAAGACAACGCACCCTGAGTGGGCCGTTGACGATTTGGCGGCACCGGGCGAAAACGCGCAACTCGAAGGCGACGATTACACCTTCGAGGCGACCGACGCGCCAGAACGGTACGGGAACTACACCCAGATTTTCCGCAAGACCGGCATTTTGTCGGAATCGCAGGAAGTGATCGACGAAGCCGGCAAGGTTTTGAAGACCAAAGAGCAGAAGCTCAAAAAGGGTGTGGAACTGCGCAAGGATGTGGAGTTTTCCATCATCACGGCAAACCCGTCGGTTGGCGGCGCAACGCGCAAATCCGGTTCTCTGTCCACATGGATTGAAACCAATGCTTCGCGTGGAAGCGGCGGGGCTAACGGTGGCTTTGACAGTGGCACGGGCTT